TTTTAGCTTATCCTAATTTATCCTATTTTAGGATAAAATTTATCCTATTTATCCGAATTTAGGATAAATTTTAATTTTATCAAAGTTAATATATATACAAAATTATAAATTTAAAATTATAAAAATAATATTAGTATAAAATACATTTCGACAAAATATTTTAAATATATTATAATATAAATATATATTATAAAAGATATGTCATTTTTATGTAAAAATTGTGATAGAACTTTTGCATATGAATATTTATTATTACGTCATAATAAAAGAAAGAGACCATGTAAAAAGAAGATAGAAATAGATCAAATTATAGATAATACAAATATAGAAGAAAGAATAAAAAAAATAGAGGAAAATATTGATAGAATATTTACAGAATCTTTAAATGATGAATTAATATGTAAATATTGTAATAAAAAGTTTGATTTTAAAGGTAATCTTAAAAGACATATGAATATATCATGTAGTGAAAGAAAAAAATTAAATAAAGAAAAAGAAGAATTATATAAAGAAAAAGAAGAATTATATAAAGAGAAAGAAATTATAAAAAAATATATTAATAATAAATTAAATAATAATAAATTAAATAATAATAATACTAATACGAATAATAGTACTAATACAATAAATAACAATAATACAATAAATAACAGTGTCAATAATAGTAATAATAAAAATCTAAGTATAAATATAAACAATATTATACATCCATTTGGAAAAGAAGATATATCATATATTACAGAATCTGAATACAAGAAAATATTAACAACATTCTTTCCTGGTTTTGTTGAATTTGTAAAAACTGTTCATTTTGATAATAGAATGCCATCAAATCATAACGTATATATTTCAAATATTGATTCAAAATATGCATGTGTATATGAAGATAATCAGTGGAATCTAAAAAAGAAAGTTGATATAGTTGATAAAATAATAACAACTAAACGAAAATTATTAAATAATAAATGTAATGAATTATATAACAATGGTGTAATCGATGATGATATAGTTGATCTTCATGGAGAATTTAATAAAAATTATTATAATGGTGGTAAAGGAAGTGAAAAATATTTATCAGATGATATAGAATTATTATTATATAATTATAAAAATAAAATAAAGACAATAAATAATTAAAATATATATCACAAAATATATCACAAAATATATCACAATATATATCACAAAATATATCACAAAAATATATATTATAATAATATATATCATATAATGAAATATAAAGTAATAATATTAATAATATTAATTATAATAATTATAACAATATTATATACATTAAATAATAGAGATAATTTTGTACCATTAGATGTCATTACAGATTACAAAGATATGAAATCAATCAATAATTTATTTAAAAAAATTATACCAATATTAGAAAAAAACAATATAGAATATTGGATACATAGTGGAACATTATTAGGTGCAATACGAAATAAAGGTATAATTCCATGGGATGATGATATTGATATAAGCATATTAGATAAAGATAAACAAAAATTATTAAATTTAAAATCAGAATTAAATTCAATTGATTTAGATATTGATGATGTATTTTTTGGTTATAAAATCTATGATAAAAATGGACAAAAAATAAAAAATAAATCTTTTAAATTTCCATTTATTGATATATTTATAACACAACAAAATGATAATATTATAAAATATATATCACCAGATGCTTTAAAAATATGGGATAATGATTATTTTACAACAGAAGAGTTATATCCATTAAAAAGATATCAATTTGAAGAATATTATGTTTTTGGTCCAAATAATCCATATAATTATCTAGATAGATCATATCCTAATTGGAAAAAAAAAGCAATAAAAACATATGATCATATAAAACATAAAAAAATAAATAAATTAGAATTTGATATAATATATGATGAATCATCAAATCCAGAACACTTTGATTTATCTGCAAATAATATTCAACCGTATTTATGGCAATATTGGGAAGGATCATTACCAGATTATATAAAAATATGCATGGATACAGTTGATAAACATTGTTCAAATAATTTTAGAATAATTAGATTAAATCCACAAAATATAAAAGATTATTTACCAGAATTAAAAGAATATGAGAAAAATATTAATACATTAATAATACCACAAAAAGTAGATATATATAGAATTATGTTATTATATAAATATGGTGGAATGTATATGGATGCAGATGTAATAGTTTTAAGAAATCCTATTGAAATTATGGATAAATTAAGAGAATATGATTTTGTAGGATTTGGATGTACTGGTAAAAATTGTAAAATCGGTTATTTTGAACCATCTAATTGGCTACTTGTATCAAGACCAAATACTGTATTGATGAGAAATATATTAAATAATTTAATTAATAAGATAAAAAAAATAAATTCTATATCCACAAAAATAATTAATAAGATAAAAAAAATAATAAATAAAACAGATGATTCTTATCATGATTTAGGAAAACATATAATATGGAATGAATTATATAAATTAAAAAAATATAATTATTCATATTATCATTATCCAAATACTATTGATGGAACAAGAGATAAGAATGGTAAATGGGTTGATTCAAAAAGAATATTTTCTAATCAACCAATAGAATATGATGATGAAAATAATATGATGTTTTTAATTATTTATAATTCTGGTGTAGAGGATAATATTAAAACAATGAGTCGAGAAGAAATATTAAATAAAGATTGTAATTATTCTAAATTTATTAAAAAATCTTTGGACATATAAAAAAATCTTTAGGAATATAAAAATGTAATTAAAATATTAATATATTAATATATATATATTAATATGTCAATATCAGAAGATGAAACTATAATTTTATCAATAATTCAACGTCATTATGATCGACGTGTATATAACAACATGACATTTTCTATATCACAAGATAATTTATTAGATTTAGAAAAAACTACAAAAAAATGTATTGATGAAATATTAGATATATATTTAGATGAAACAAAAATAAGACAAAAATTTGTTAGAGCAAATAACACAGAGATTTATATATCTGAAAAAAGTATAATAAATCATAATAAAAAATTTTTAGCACTTGCATATATTAGTTATCTTTTAGAAATGATAACTTTTTATATAACACATACAGAAATATATGTTATGCAAAATGCTGTTAGAAGTGTAATAAAACCAGAAATAAATCCAAATACTCTTGCAAATCCTATACAAAATACATTATTATCTAATTTTAGTAATAATATAAATATTTATAGTCCTCGTAGATACACAAACAATATTATTACAGATTTTAGAGGTAATGGATTTATGGGATATATAAATTCTTTTAGAAATTTTATTGAAAATGAATTTAATACATTTTGTGATAGATTATTAACACGAATATTAAGACAATTTGGTTTATTAACACGTTTCCAATTAGAAACATGTTTTTATGCAAATGAAACAGTAAATTTTACACAGGCGACAAGATATAATTTTATATATGATAATTGGATAGACAGAATATTAATAGTGCTCAATACACCTGATGCCAATAAAGAACAAGTAAAACAACGTATAGAAAATATAGTATTTGATGAATTAGAAGATCTTTCAACAAGATTTTATAGTTATATTGAAGATGCAATTGGATTTTTTACATTACAATATTTACTAGATGAAAATAATAGAAGAAGTGGATGTTGTATAACATCTACATATATAGAGCATTATATATTATTACGTTTATTTTTTGATCCATCTAGAGTTAAATTAATAGTACAATGTGAAGATTGTTTAAATAATCCAGATTATCATCATGTGTGGACATATACACAAAAAGGTATTTATGATACATTATTATCATATAAAAGAATAATTGGTATATCACATTGGTTTACAAATGTGAGTGATAATAAATTTGAAAGATTAGAAGATGTTAGAATTATAAGAGAATTAGATCCGGTAACACAGATGCAAATATTGAGTCGACAGCAAATTTTAAATATTCAAAATCGTATAAGAAATAATAGAATATCTGGTAGATTATTAAGAGAAATTCCAGATTTTATTAATAATCCAATATTAAAACCACAATCATCAATAAATGATATTGAAAATTATTTTAAATTATTTGTATATCCTATATTAGATAATTATGTATATTATATTACCCGAAATTCAAATATTTTAATAAATCCAGCAACTATTGGAATAGTAAATTCAAATACAGGAAGAACTATAATAATTGTTTCTCAATTTGCTGCATCGATGTATGAATTATTTGAAAATAAATTAAATAAATTTAAATCTATGAATAGAAATATATCAATAAACTTAATTAAAGACAATTTAGATAATTTATATGATTTAACATATGATATAGCAGGTGATCCAACTAGACAAAATTTAAGAGATAATATAAATTTAATAAACACATATAATGTTACCGATATAGTAAATAATATAAATGATGTAAATCAAGGAAACAGATTTACTTTTGATATACAACAAAATTCATCATTATATTTTGATAGAGATCTAAATGGAGAGATTGATGAAAGTGAAACATTTTTGAAAGATATTATGACAAAATTTGTAAATAATCATTTTTATAATGATGATGAAATTACATATAATTTTTTTAAATTGATAAATACAGTTATTACAAATGGTATTACTGAATTTATGAGACAATTAAATTTACCAGAAGGTTGTATAAAGTTTATTTTTAAAGGAGGAAATATGTTACGTTTATTAATAGATAGAGAATTACAAGCAAACTTCAATGAAAAACAAATAATATTATTCATTGATCTTAAAAAAGATATATTTAAAAAATCTGATTCTGATTTTCAAATATATGTTAAAGATTTACGAAATCAAGTTATTAATGGAAGAAGAATAAATGATGCTGAAATGGATGATATTTATGATAAAATTAATAAATTAGCATATTTATTATTAAATAGAATAAGAAATATAATTTTATTAAATCCACATAATTATATAAATTTTATGAAATTAAATGATGATGAAAAAACAAATTTATTTCAACAATTATTAATTTCTATAAATAATTCTCCTGATAAACAACAATCTGACACATATAGAGATGTTACTTTTACAGAAATAAGATTTGAAAATATAAGTGTAGGGGATACAGATTTAGGCAATTTTCCATATGTTATTGCTGATCAAAAAGATTTTAGTACAATTTTTACATATCATAATAAAAATTCAAGAGGTGATATGTTAGTATATGAACGTGGTGCGAATCAAGATGAACCACCAATTACAGCAGGTTTTAATCGTATAGCAATATCAACACAAAAATATATACATGATAATGTGAAATATGATAATTTGATAGATAAAAATATTGAGAAACATCTCATATATAAAAATAAAAATAATACAAATTTTTATATATCATATAATAATACAATAAATATACATCGTGGATCAGTAGATATACATTTTAATTTATTAAGAATAAAAATAAATTTTTCTTTAACATATCATAAATTACATCCAAATGGAAATACTTATACACATATAATAAATATTCCAGGTGAATATATTGATATTTCAATACCTCATTATACCACATCAGATGTTCATCATATTTTTGAACAAATGGATAATCCTATTATTGTAAATAAACCGATAATATCATATAATATAAATATTTTAAATAAACAAATATTCCAAATAAATTCATATTCATATAATAATTTTATAGATGATTTAGAAACAGTATTATTTTATCAAAATAGTCCTCCATGGTTAGATAATAAATATGAAAAACGTATAAAAAGATTATTAATGTTATATTCTGTTGATTTACTAAAAAAAATAAATAATGCAGATGCTATACGTTATTATAGAGAACGTTTTGATTCATTAAAAGATAACATCCATGCTATAATAAATAATCTTAATCCAACAAATCCACAGATAGTAAATAATCGACAAATTGTAAATGTTGTACGAATATTTAATGATATTAGAACAATTATTAATCGTATATTTTCTGATTATCCATCTGCACAATATAATAATTTATATATAGAATTTTTAAAAATAAAATTAATATCAAGACCTCCTGATAGAAATTTATGGATATCTAAATATACAAATCAACCAATATTAAATATTAATGATCAAATTATAAGATATATGAATACTAATCCAACATTAATTAATGATGAATTTTATAATAATATTTATAAATTTTATAAAGAAATAAATGCTAATATGTCAACATTAATATTTATTATGGATAATTTTTACATAAAAACTTTACCATTAGAAGTAACATTTACTAGTCTAAAAGGTGGTAAAAAAAATAAAAAAAAATAAAAATTTAATATTAAATATTTAATATTTAATAAAATTCAGCTTTATAACAATTAAATAATTTTTTTATTTCAGTAATTTTGTTTTCATCATTTTCTAAACTTTTAGGTATTACTACTTTGTAGCTATAAACCATCTTTTCTTTCTTAACACCTAAATCTAAATAATATTGTTTTCTTTCTTCTTCTTCGGGATCAACACCAAAATAAGAATAAGAATAACTATCAAACACATCCAAAATTTCTGTTGTCTTCTTTTGTAATTGTTTTGGAATAATTAATGAAAATCCATTATTACTAACACCCTGTCTAATATAAAATTTTTTTAATTTATCTTTTTTTATTTTTTGATCCTCTCTGATTATATATCCAATATTCATATGTATCTCATCAGAATCTGATAGATATGGTGGAAAAAATCCTGAATTAAATTCTATATTAAATTCTATATTAAATACATTATATACATTTTCACAATTATTGTTAACTATATTATCATGTATAAGTGTTGCAGGAGTTGTAACAAAAGATGATAACATTTCATCCCATTCAGCACCCAAATAAAATTCTTTCATTTGATTTTGTTATTCCTGAAAATAAAATTATTATTGAATTAGATGGCATACAACATTTTGAACAAGTTAGAAATTGGGATGATCCTAAAAAAACACAAGAAAATGATAAATATAAAATGAAATGTGCTAATGATAATAATTATTCTGTAATTAGAATTTTACAAGAAGATGTATTTTATGATTCATATGATTGGTTATCTGAATTAAATAATAACATAAAAGATATTATTAAAAATAAGAAAATTCAAAATATTTATATGTGTAAAGATAATGAATACGAAATATTTAATTAAATATTATTTACAATAATAGATTTTTTTTTATGTTTATCTGATAAATTATGTCTATCTAATATGTCTTTTGATATTGTTCCATAATCACATGCTTTACAATAATATTTAAATTCTTTTTCTCTCTCCTCCTTTGTTGAATGATAATTTAATTTATGTTGTAAAAATGTGCTCTTATTTCCAGTTTCATAATTGCATATCTCACATTTATATGGACCTCCATAATCTGATCTTTTCTTGTTTTTTCCTGTCTTGTGTTTTTCTGTATTTATATGTTTATCCCATTTTGAATTCTCATTACATTTATAATTGCATCTTTCACAATTATATTTATATTCTTTTTCTTGCAATACTTCTTGTTCTTCCATTATGATATAATATTTATTTATATTTTTATTTTTAAATTATTTCAAAAATAAAACATATAGAATTTTATTTTTTTTAATTATAAAATATATAAAAATAAATTTTCTATTTATATTATATAATGGTTGAGATTAAAAAACCTCCCGACAAATACAGAACTATTAAATGCTCACTCAAATCTATTACAAAATCATCATTAAACAATACTACTTTATTTGATGCTTGTTTAAGAACTCATCAAATTGTTATTCATACTTATCATTTTTTAAGATTATGGATTTTAGATAAATATCACAAGAATAAGAATATACCTTTTATTACTGATGATACAATTAAAATGGCTTTTAAAGCATTACTTAGAGATAGTCAGGGACCAGATATTTGTGTGAACACAAATTCAGATGCGCATTCTTCTAATCTTGTGAACAAGATTAGAAAGAAATGCGGACCTAAACCCAAAGGAACAAATATTG